AATTACGATATATACTAAATGGCAACTTACAATCAAAAATATAACAAGGACGATAGTATCGTCAGACACGTTATTATTGGACTGTTAGCAGATCTAAATAATAAATTGTATATTATGCGCCAATTGAGTGCAGAAGAGCGTGTTGCTGTTGATGTTCCATTTTATTATGCAATTGCTGGTGATGAGAACTTTATGAGAGATAATTTCTTATTTACAACAGGAGAAGATGAAGATTGTAATCCTTTAGGACTTGCAGACGGAAACTACGACGTTGTACCAAGGGGTGTTATCAATATGACTGGATTAGCAATTGATTCAGACGCATTGGTTAATAAAAGAAACATGGGAACGTATGCTAAATTAGCTTCAGATAATACCATGAGATCTTATACGGCTGAGTTTCAGATGATTCCAGTGACAGTAAGTTTTGATATTGAAGTTAGAGTTTCTAGTCAATTAGACTGTTTAAAATTGGCAGAAATGATTATTAAAACCATGTACAAGAGTAATTACTTTAATGTTGAAGTAGGACACTTAGAAGATGGAACATACAGGATTGCATCTTATTATGCCCTTCCAGAAGATTATGATCTTAAACGTCCAATTGAATTCTCATTTGAAGATAAAGAGCGTTATAGCGTAACATTCCCTATTGAAGTTAAATCTTTTATTCCAGCATTTGAATGGGATACTGAGCACAACAATGGTAACAGAATGTTTGAAATTCATAGCTATGCAACTGAAATGAAAAACGGTCCAGACATTGACAGGACTTCAGTTGACTCACATAAAAGAATAATTACCAAAAAGGTAGAAGAAAACTGATATATACAGAAAACAAAATAGATTAAATCATGGCAAATAACAAACTTTCGCCTTTATTCGCGATTAACAACGGACACATTTTCCACTCAAATGGAAAGAACTTTTCAATTGTTAACGATGTAATTGAAGAGGCAGAAACAGTACCAGCAGAATTCACAGTTTTAGTAGAGGCATTAAAATTCTTTACAATCACAGAATCAGAAATTATCTGGCACAAAGGAATCACTAAGATTTCTTACAACTTAAACGAAAACAAATACTTTGTTGGTAAAACTGAAGTAGCGACATCAGACACACTAAGAAACTTCTTATTCGCAGCTGGTATCATCAGAATTGAAGAAAGCAATACAGCTAATTCATTCTCTTACTTGGCAGAAAACATTTCAAAAATTGTTTCTATCGATTTCGTTGAATCAATCAAAGAAGGTTCAATTAGCATTGATGTTATGAGAGCTGGAGATAATGTTTACGTTTCAAGAATGAACGAAGCTAACAGAATCTACAAATTCTTCAAAGCAAACAATGCAAATTCAGCATTAGAGTACATCACAGAACAAACTGGAGTTTCTCATTTAGATCTAGTTGCAGATCTTTTAGAAGGTGCAGCAGCAGAATCAGCTACTATTAGAGCTGAAATTCTTGAGAAAAAAGACCTAATCGCATTCTTAAAAGAAAGCAAAGAGCAATTAGCTAACGCTGATAGATCTATTGTTGAAATTAAAGAAGCTAACGATCTTATCAACGGTGAAATCTCTAAATTTGAAGCAGAAATTAAAGAATTAGAGGTAAAACTATAATGTTAAGAATTAAATTATACGAAGAATTTATCTCTGAAGATCTAGACAATTTTGTAATTGGCAATCTTAAAGCAGAATTTGAAGGAATCAAACCTGAAGACTCAGTTTTAGTAAGTGCACTAGATTATACTCAGGGAGCAGAAGATTCTTTAATCAAAGTAAAATTTAACGATAACTTATATAATATCCCAAAGAGTCAGGTTTACATTGACCCATCAATGTCAATCTAATACTTAAATAATTGAATACAAAAGGTCAAATGGAAACATTTGACCTTTTTTGCGTATAAAGAAAAACAAATACATACCAAGTGGCTAAAAAGAACTATTTAAATAATAAAGATCTATACGATGAGATGGTAAAATCTCTAGAACAAGATCGGTTAACACCAACTGCTGAAAAAATGTTAATCATGTTGGCTGAACGGGCTATCAATAGAATGACCTATGTTAGAGAAGAAGACAGAGAGGATTGTCTGCAATTTGCATTGTTAGATCTATTGAAATATTGGAAAAACTTTAACCCCAAGTATCCAAACGCATTTGCGTATTTTACAGAGATTGCTAAAAGAGGTTATGCTAAAGGCTGGAATAAAATATATCCAGTTAAGTATAAAGGAACCTTAAGTCTAGACAGAACTGCAGGATATGACGATGAAGGTGGTACGAGCGGAATGTACAACATTTAATGTCAATAAAAAGAGTTAAACCTTCGAAAGCATCTGGTTATGTCCAAGGATATTACAAGCCAGTTAACCCAGACAAATATGTTGGGCCAATGCCCATCATATATAGATCTTCATGGGAACGAAAGTTTATGATTTATTGTGATTCAAAAGTTGAAATAGTTTCATGGTCAAGTGAGCCCGTAGAAATTAAGTATTGGTACTCTGTTGACAATAGAGAACACACATACAACCCAGATTTCTATATGAAAACTAATGTCAATGGTAAGTTTACTGAATATCTGGTTGAAATTAAACCAGAATCTCACTTAGTTAAACCGACACCTCCAACTAAAAATACCAAAAAGGCTTTAGAAAACTATAAGTATATTGTCGAACAATATGTAAAAAACAGAGACAAGTATGTCGCTGCAAAAGCATGGGCTGAAGATCGCAAATGGAAGTTTATAGTCTTAACTGAAAAAAGTTTAAAGTAAGATGGGACGTTTGATAACAGAAATAAATGCCTATAGAAAGGACAACGGCGGAGCAGCTAAAACCAGAAAGATAGCTGAATCGTGGTATAAAGAAGGCATAAAGGTTTTTAGTAAAACACCATCAGATAATGCCAAGACAAATATGAGATTTCGTCCTGGGCATATTTACATCTTTAAATATACAACACCAATTACAGAAGCTACAATGGATTGGTGGGATAAAAATCCAATGGTCTTGGCTTTAGATCCTTCAAAAGAAGCAAAACATAATGATTTGGGTATTAATTTAAATCTTTTACCAATCAGACTAAGAACACAATTACTTGACAAAGTATATGATGTTTATAAAAATCAAATAGAAGCGGCTAAAAAAGCCAAACCTGGTGATGCATTACATCAAAAAGATTTAAGAATAACATATAAGGACGCTTACAAATTCTTATACAAATTTGGCTTTGAATTTGCTATTAGACAATATTCACCAAAATTAAAAACTAAACAAAGCGTAATAAGTTACGAGAGCTGGGTAAAAGTTGCACAATTAGATCTACTTAGTTTAAATGGATCTAGTGTTTATGCCGTTAGAAAACAATTCTCGGACTACTTTAAAAATCGCGATATATAACAATACAAAAAGAAAATAACTCATGGCAGGATTTGTAGATAGACCAGGTGACCCAAGACGAGGTCCACTCTCGAAAGGTAGAGGATTTAGAGTCTCAACATTGTTGAAAGACCTTAGTAACTTCGGTATGCGATATGACGATATGGTCATTCGTAACTCACAGGCGATCGGTACCTTAGAAAACGAAGTAGGATACGGAATGGTTAACCCATTAGGTATTGATAATGATGACATTTACGCAGCATTTGCCGCGTTATCAATGGCAGATACTAACCTAAAGAAAAATATTCCGTTCTTTGATGTTAATTACAAAGCAAGAAGAGATGAATTAAGAGGATTCTCAATGCATGATGAGATCGAAGACATCTTAGATATTCTGTGCGATGAATCTATTGTTTATGATAATAGAAATTTCTTTTGTTATCCAGAATTAATAGGTATGGAAGTTTCTGAAGAGGTTCAAAAGAACATGCAGAAATTTTTCAATCAAATTGTTACTTACTTTGGATTTAATGTGGATCAAACTGCGTGGTATTACTATAGAAAATTCTTAATTGATGGTTACTTATCATTTGAGATTATCTATGATGATAAACAACAAGAGGTGATTGGATTTAAAGAATTAGATCCTATTAGTTTATTGCCAGCATTTAACAAAGATGATGGTAAAAAAGTTTGGATCCAGTACAAAGATGATCCAATGAAAGAACGTAAGTTATACGATTCTCAAATTATTTACATCTCATATTCTTCTATTACGACTGCATCGCGCGTATCTTATGTAGAAAGATTGGTTAGAGCATTTAACTTATTGCGTATTATGGAACACACCAGAGTAATTTGGGCCGTAACAAACGCATCATTTAGAATGAAATTTATTATCCCAGTTGGTGGTAAATCTAAAACCAGAGCAAAACAATCATTAGCACAGTTAATGAACTCGTATAAAGAGGTTGTAGATTTTGATTGGGATTCAGCTACTCTAAAAGTAGATGGTAAACCGATGATGGCTTTCAACAAAGAATATTGGTTACCTTCAAAAGATAATGAATCTCCAGAGATTGAAACTATGGGTGGAGACGGTCCGGATTTATCAGATACAGAAGCCTTAAAATACTTCTCAGATAAATTAAAACACGTTTCAAAAATTCCTTACAATAGATTCATGTACGAAGATGGTGGTGGTGACTTTAACCTTGCTGCTGATGGTATGATTCGTGATGAGATCAAATTTGGTAAGTTCGTAAATCGTTTACGTTCAGGATTCCAAGAGATTTTGGTTAAACCATTATACATTCAAATGTGTTTAAAATATCCTGAGTTCAAACATGATCCAGTTTTTAAATCACAGATTGCATTAAGATATAATGAAGAAAACATGTTCTCAGAAATGAAGCACATGGAAATCATGGACAAACGTCTAGACTTCATCAATAACTTATTTACAAACTTGATGATAACAGACCAAGCTACTATGCAAGAAGAACATTATTTTGATTTGGATTTCTTAGTAGATAAATACCTAAAACTTTCTCCAGATGACGTTGCAGCTAACGAAGCAGCAAAGGCCAGAAAGAGAACAGCAGATGCTAAAAAACCAGAAGATCCAAATGCAATGGGTATGATGGGAATGTAAAATAAAGATATTAAAATGAAATACGTTAAAAGCCTTTACGAATTTGTAAACTTAAATGAAGATGAGAATAAAGACCATCTTAAATCTGATCCAGAATCAGAAGTTACAGTAAGTGATATTACACTTGACAAGGGTAAAACTATCAAAGCTCAAGAAATTCTAGGAGTTATTGTTTCTGCTAATTCAGAAGAATCAGTAAAAGATTATTTCTTTACACACTATGGTAATGCCTCTTTTACTAAAGAAGAAATGGGTACAATTGTTGCCTGGTATCAAAAACTAGAAGCAGAATCCACTGAAAAGAAAAAGGAAAAGGAAAAAGAAGAAGAGGGTGGAGATGATCCACTTGCCGGACTCGGCGCATAATTTCATAATTTCTTAAAAAAGAGGATATATAGAAAAACAAAAAACCAGAAAAAGATATGTCAAATAAAAATTTATTGATTCTTGAACGTTCTAGCTCGTCACTTTCTTCATCTAATGTAGATGAAAAATACGTACTAGAAGGTATTTTCGGTGAAATCGACAAGAAAAACCGTAATCAAAGAATCTATACTGAGAGTGAATATCTTCCACAGATTGAAGCCCTACAAGCTAAGATTAAATCTTCTAAATTGTTGGGAGAACTTGACCACCCGAAGGAATTTGATATTTCTTTGAAAAATGTTTCGCACGTTATCGAAGAACTTACATACGATAAAGATTCAAAACAGGTAAGAGGAAGAATTAGATTATTAGATACTGATGCAGGACGTCAAGCTAAAGCATTAGTTGATGCTGGTGTTCCTTTACAAATTTCTTCTAGAGCTGCAGGTGCAGTAAGAGAAGATGGCACAGTACAAATTAAGCAGTTATTTACTTATGACTTAGTAGCAGATCCAGGATTTGAAAACGCTGAGTTAAAAAGAGTTAACGAGGCTTATGGATTTGAAAATAATGATACATTCGCTATTTTTGAAATGCCAACCGACTACAAAACAAACTTAAATCAAAATAAAACAAACGAGAGCACTATGACATCTTACGTAAATGTAGACGATTTCAATAGCTACTCAAAGTATCTTGCTGAGGAGATTAAAGCCCTTAAAGAACAGTTATCAAAAGTAACTTCAGATAATACAACTTCTGAAATGACTGAAAAAATGACTGGATTAATTGCACACAACGATCATATCGTTGAGAACGTTAAGAAGCTTAGTGAATACGTTGAGTATGTTTCTGAGAAATTAGACCAAGGTATTCAATATACCGAACACGTTGCCGAAATGACCGATAATAACATCGAGTATACCAAGTATATGGCAGAAAAATTAGATCAAAACATTTCTTTTACAGAGCATGTTGCAGAATCTACATCAAAAGTTAAAGACTACGCTAATTATTTAGCTGAAGGTTTAGACGAAACAACAGAGACTAACAAGAACTTAAGAAGCTATGTTAACTATCTAAAAGAAAATGTACAAAGCATTTCTGAATACGCTGAATACATCGCAGAATCTTTCAACAAGAATTTAGTAGTTGAAGAAGCTGGTGATGAAGCTGGAAAAGAGCACGATGAAGCTGCTAAGAAAAATGAACTTGACAAAGTTGGAGATAATTCAGCTGAAGGTAAAGTTGGTGGTGAAGAAGCTGGTATCGAAGGCGAAGATGTTAAGGCTGACTTAACTGATAAAACTCCAGAGATCAAAACTGAAGAAGGTGACAAAGAAGCTGGTAAAGCTGAAGGAGCTGACGCAGCAAAAGAAGTTGTTTCTGCACAAGAAGCATACAAATCAGAAATCTCTGCTAAATTATCAGCCTTAATTGAAAAAGCAACTGTTAAAGCAAACAACGATCCTCACTTCTTTAGATTAGTATCTAATGACACTAAGGCTAAATATAACGCTTTAGAAGAATCAGCTAAAACTGCAGTTTTAAAACAAACTGAAGGTGCTGGATTCTTAACAGAAGGACAGATCAATGCAATCTTTGAAAATGTATTAACTGAAGTTACTACATTAAACACTGAGCCATACTTTATTCAAGTAATGCCAACAGAATACAAAGAGACTTGGAATAAATTATCTGAAGGTAAGAAATCTCAAATCGCTGCACAATCTAAGTACGCTAAATTAGAAACAGAATATCAAGTTAGAAACTTCTGGCAAACAAGAGATCTTAGAGAATACGCTCCAGTAATGGAAAAAGTTTCTATGATTAAAGAAGAAGTTGAAACTAAAAAGTCTAGCTTACCATACGATATGACTTCAGTTACTGAAGCTATCAACGCTAAGTTTAGAAAGTAATAAACATCCTTTAGAAAAGCCCATCAAACGATGGGCTTTTTTATTTTCATGCTTTTGGAAAAATCTAAAAAGTATTAGGATATATAGTAAGAAATAATTAGCTAAGAAGCAAAAGGCTGATGTCTAGGGTACAACCCTCATAAAAACAAAAAATAAAAAATAAAATAATTATTATGAACGCAATTAACGCTTCAGAAATCAGAGCAACATGGTCACCGATCATTGAGTCTGCTACTGGTATCAATGATTCAGAAAAATTAGCTTGGATGTCAGAATACTGCCATAACCACAAGCTTTACGAAGATGCTAACGGTGCAGTTAACTACATGACTGTTGGTACATCAATGAACTTAACAGGTATGGGTGCTGTATCGCTTCCAAATCCTGGTGATTTCACAACAAAAGGTTCTGGTGACAAAGCTCCAACTTTATTACCATTAGCAATGCAGGTTGCTGCTCAAACTATCGGTTTGGATTTAGTACCTGTTATTCCAATGGCTGGTCCAATGGGATTATTATCTTACTTAGACTTTACTTACGAAGGTGGTAAATTAGTAGGAACTAACGGTGGTGCTGTAAATGCTCCAACTTACATCAAAACTGACGGTACTTTATCTGACATGGATGCTGGTGCTGGTACATTGTACTACGGTACTTTAGTTGGTACTTCAAGATTAGATGGTTTGTCTATCTACAAAATTACTGCTGCTGGTCAAGCATGGTTAAAAGCTGATGCAACTAGAACTATCGCTGGTTTCTTAACTGGTGAAACTAAGATTGAATTAGTTAAAGCATTAGAAGATCATATCCCAGGATTTGTTGCTTCTAACAATGATGGTGATCCATTCTCAAGAACTGCTGGTGAATCTACTCCAGACAATATCATGGGTCTTTCTTTATTCTCTAAAGCTGTTGAAGCTAAGACTTTCCAAGTTGCTGCTGCAGTTACAAGAGAGCAAGTACAAGATTTGAAACAATTCGGTGTTGACGCTGTTGCTCAAGTAGAAGCAGTTTTAACTAACGAATTAACTCAAGGTATCAACAACGTTATCATCAAAAACCTAAGAGCTTTAGCTACTACTAACGCAACAAACGCTGGTATTTCTTTAGCTGTAACTATCGATTTATCTACATCTGTAGGTGGTAGAACTGAAAACACTGAATACAGAAAAATTTACACTAACATCTTAGCTGCTGCGAATTTAATCGCAAACAGAGGTAGAAGAGGTGCTGGTAACTTCGCGGTTGTAGGACCACAAGTTGCTACTGTATTACAATCAGTTGCTGGTTACGTTCCAAATCCATTTGCTAACACAATCTCTCAAAATGCTGGTGCTATCTACCCTGTAGGTTCAATCGCTGGTATTAACATCTACACTGATCCAAGAATGGAATGGTCTGATGGTAGAGTATTAGTTGGTAGAAAAGGTGATGGTAATGGTCCTGGTTTAGTATTCATGCCTTACTTAATGGCTGAATCAGTTCAAACTATTGCAGAAGGTACAATGGCTCCGAAAGTGGCTGTTAAATCTAGATTTGCTTTAGTTGAAGCAGGTTTCCACCCAGAAACTATGTACTATACATTCCAAATCAACGGAGCAGAAACTCCTACTTACGTTGGTGAAATGGAAGGTTCTATACTATAATCTAGTATAAATTTACATTAAATAAAAAAGGCTTCCAGAAATGGAAGCCTTTTTCTTTTTAGATATATACAGAAAGAAAATACACATTCACTATGAAAAAATACAGACTAAACGAAGCCCTAGTTTCTTACGATGCTTTCTTAACAAAAACTAACGAAGCAGAAATGACTTCTAGTATGAGTGCATCTGCAACCCCAGCATCAAGCGCAGCATCTGTTTCAGACGTTAAAGTTGATGCAGAATATGTTACTAGTTTATCAGCAGAGATTGATACAATCATTAACGGACTTAAGGACATTTCAATTCATTTAGAACCAGAAGCTATAGAAGAATCTGAGGATCAATTGAACGAGAGTTTAGTTGATACTTTTTTTAGTGGAGATCCTATATTTCCATTATTAGCAGGTGGTATTGCTGGTATCTTAGGTATTTTTGGATTTGGTGCTAAAGCTGTTATAGATGGAAAAAGAAATAAAAAGTTAGGTGCCCAAGTTGAAGGAGATTATAACAACTTAAAAGGCTTAAAAGTAAAAGAAGTACAATTAGACATTGCAGCAGATATAATTAAAGGTGCTCAATCTGCTAATAAAGCAGATACGGGTGATTTTGATGAAGCAGTTAACACTAAACGTCCGCCAAATCGTCCAGCTAATAGATTTGATGCGCCAGATGCAGATACTCCAGATGCACAAGCAAAAGCTGCATCTAGAATAAAATCACAACAATTAGGCGCAAAATTACAAGCTGTTCAAAAGAAAAAAGAAGATGCTAATAAAGCTGTTGAAGAATTTCAAGCTAATTTAGATGAAAAATATAGTAAAGATGCATTAGATGGATTCTTTTCTGGTAAAGTTAGAAAACTTATTGCATTTAAAAAGAATGAAATAGCTAATACTGTTGCAAAACTAAAATTAAAACACCTTTCGGGTGAAATGGAACCTGAAGAAAAGGCTAAAATAATGGAAATTATTGAGAATACAGGTAAAGATATGAAAGCGGCAATAGCTTCAATTCAATCTGATGATCAAGAAAGTGAAAAGAAAGTTGAAGATAATAAAGATAAAATTATTGCAGAATATGACAAAGCTATTGCTGAATTAGAAGATTCTAAAGGAAATAGAGAAGGTAAAGAAGCCATTGTAATCGATATGAAAATTGTTAAATTTAAGATGCAAAAGGCTAATCTTGAAAAAGACACCGAAGGTATAAATAATTTAAAAATAGAATTTAATGACCTTAAAAAGAAGTTAGATGAATTGGGTGATGAAGAATCAACAACTACAGAAGAACCTACAACTACAGAAGAACCTACAACTACTGAAGAGCCTACAAAAGAAGAGCCAGTTAAAAATTCTAAAGATGACAAATTATCAAGAGTTGATGCTTTGATTAAAAAAGAAGAGGAAAAGATTGCTAAAAATCCCGAAGCTGAAAAAATCAAATCTAAAGTATCTGAACTTGAACAAGCGATTGAAGATATTAAGAATAAAGAAAAGAAAGACAAGGGAGATCAGGATAAAATAGATATGATTAATGCTGCTCTTAGTTCGGAGAAAAAGAAATTAGACAAAGCTACTGGAAGTGAAAAACTTAACAAGCTAAAAGATCTAAAAGATAAAATCTCTACTAAAGAATCTTGGCAATTAGAAGGTACTGAATTAGGTAGAATTTTTGAAATGGAAATTAAAAGATTCGAATCAATGTTTAGCTTAAATGAATCTTTATCTGTTAAAGATGCATTCTCGAGATTAATCTAATCTTTCAGGACGACGGGGTTTTGCATTACGTTTTGAGTAATCCATAAATGCCTTTTGTTGATCCTCTAATATTTTTTGACAATATTTTTTAAACTCAATGGTCGATTTCAAAATTCTGGAGTCGACCATTGGTGCTTTAAGGGCATCCATATATTCTTCGTCTAAGAAGTTTGCCATGTCAAAACACATAAACTCAGCCTTGATAGGCTTGCCAGAAAGAGCACATTTCCAATCGACTGTTGTATATGAGTCAATTAATGCATCTTTTCTAACAATTTCATCAGTCGATCGATCATAATAGAATTTGAGCTTCTCTGAGTTCTTGTGGGATCCATATACGTCAAATAAGATTTGCATGTATTGATCGTCATCGGCTTTACCAGACAGCACCC